ATCTTTGGAGTGTACGATATTTGGTATTAAATGCCCATAGTTGATTGCACCCAACAATCAAAGCGGGATTGATACTTACTATTTTAAACTCTTCACTCTTCGTTGCGTGTTTAATGCGCTTAACTTGTTTCTCAACAGATGGTGGTTTCTTAGTTCGAGTCTTACGAACTGTCTTTTGATTCGCGCCCCATGTAGTAGCGTCTTTAATAATACCATCGAGAAACTCAACAAACTTTTTAACTTGAGCAGGTTTCATATAAGAATAACCTTCAACGAGTTGCTCATCGGATGAAGGATGTACCAATTTCGACGTTTCAATTTGAGCTAACTCATCGCGCCATGGTACATAATACTCACCAATAGCATTCGCTTGTTGAGATTTTACATTGTTTGCCATAAGCCATTTGTACATATCAAAATCAGACTTATAGCCACCTTCAGAAAACAAATCAACTTGCTCTTCAATATCACCAATATAATCACTAATCTGATCACGAATACGGTCTTGAATAGAAACGACTGGTTTTTTAATTGTTTCTATCGGAGTCTCTTCAATAGCAGTCTTACCGACTTCTTCAAGTTCATTCCACTTACCTTCTAACCAATCAATTGTTTCTTGATCAAAAGAACCACCACGATTCATAACATAACAGTATTTACCTACTGTCATAAAATTATATGGTTGAATCGAAGAATACTTAAACTTCCGCATTTGTTCTTTACGAAGTTTCTTGCTGTATTTAATAGCTTCGTCTTTATAATCTTTGATTGAAGTATTAGCACCCATCCAAACGAACCCCCAATGTTTAGACATTGAATAGTTTTCAAATTCTGGATTGATTTCCAACCAAACAGGTGCATTTGGATCAACTCGGCGAGTAACTTTTTTCTTTTTACGACTAGTAGATAAGTTCATTTTACTGCTCCGTTCTTGATACATTTACGCCAAAACTCACGAGCTTCTTCAACCAGCATATCAGCTTGGATACCAAGATACTCACCATCGTGAATCTGCTCAACGAAGACCAAAGTCCCGTCTGACCATGGTCTAAAATTGGTTACTGTACTTGTTTCGATATTTTTTAGTGTAAACATTATCTATTCCTTGTTTAATCATTCATTATACTAATAATACTACATATAATTAAATAAGTCAACAAGTTTCTTTGTTTTAATAAAAAAAAGATTTGTTTAATATCAATGACTTACAGATTCCTCAACATATTATTCCATTCAATCATACGTGCATCCCATGAATAGAAGTTATCCACAAAGATTTTCTGGAAGTTTAGTTTATCCATATGCCGAGGATTATGATAGTCTGCAATTGCGGCATCAAGTAATTGTAGATGTCGATTGGCATGCATTGTTGGATCTTCATGCCACTGATAGATAAGACCAAAGTCATTTACAGTTTCGGCTAGAGCAGCGTAATTAGGGCATACAACAGCACACCGAGCACTCATTGCTTCAATAGCAGCAATACAAGATGTTTCTTGCCATATAGATGGATAAGCAAAGATATGAGCTTTCTTCAATGCTTCACGAATTTCATCATTAGGAACAGACCCATGATACTCAATACCAGGATGCGCTTTACATTTATCAAATATCTCTTGATATTGTTCATCTCGCTGCGGCCAACCATATATGTTAAAAGAAGAGTAAACATCAAGATGGATTTTATCACCCCATTTGTTATGCAATACTTCATATACAGGAAGAAGAAGTTCAAGCCCACGATGAGGTGTTGTATGATAGATCAAATTAATTGGTCCATCCATATCTTTTTCATGTGCTTCAATAGGCTCAATAGCATTCCTTAATATTATAGATTCACTATAAGGAACACCATGACGCATATTGTATGTTTGGAACTGCCAGTTAGATACAAACACTAACTTTTCAAACCTTGCACGAGAGTCTGGGTCTTTCAGATGCACTGCTTCAGGATCATCAGCTAAGTCATGAAGAACTAAAATATTCTTCTTGTCTTTACTTACATTACGAACCCGCGAATGAATGATATTGAATTGATTAAGAAGGTCATCATCGAGACGATCAATAATGCCTTGCTTCATCATTTCAGTACCACCTTTAGCATCGATCACATTACCATCATCATCAATAGTACCTGTGGTGGTTTCTTTCTCGATACCTGTTACCTTGAACTTCATTATAATACCTTAATCCCTTTTACTGAATCAACACGGAATGAACGCCATGCGCTCTTATCAATATCCCACACAGGAAGAACCTGCTCATTAACTTCACGAACTTTTTTCTGACTAAGTGGGTCTGTGTTGGTGGCTGCAGGCACAATACTTTTTTGTAATGTACATTTCATTAATCGCTCAGTACCATCTTTTTTTGTAAATGTTACTTCCGCAACATCAAAAGTTAAAACACTAATCATTCCATCACGAGTTATGCTATCTAAACCAATTACCATAATATATTATCCTTGTGTTTTCATCATATAGCCCTTGCCTGGAACACCCCAGACATCACGAGCATCGACACGAACAAATGGCATCTTACCAGCATCACCACCTTTGTTCGGAACGGTGAGCATTACTTTTTTACCTGCTGCCCAAGCTTTTATTTGATTGTTCATACGCAATAGAGGGTTGGACATATACTCTCTGCGTACTGCTTTTTGAGTGTGTTTTGACACACTTCGACGTTCACCTTTACTTGTTTGGCTTGTCCGTGATTTTTGTCCCATATTATATTCTCCTCACTTGTTCATTATTATTAATAATACCGCATATCTTTAAAGAAGTCAATAGATTTTTACTCTGTCAATAATAAATGTTGCGAGCGTTCTTTTGCTTCTTGTAAGCTACAATTCAATTGTCGAGCAACAAGTGCTTGAAATTCCATAATATCTGCATTAGGATTTTGCTGATTAAACTGCGTCCACAGTTGGGCAATTTTTGTTTCTTCATTCATGGGTCATACCTTTCAATGTCATCTTCTGTTAAAAACTCTGATTTGCCTTTCCATATTTCTACAATATGAGCTGGCTCATCACTATCATTCTTACCTTGGTGCCATGTATTGGCTGGTATATTATATGGGTTATCTTTATGTAGTTGCCAGATATTAGCGCCATCAAATGGATCTAGTGTTATTCTATGATTTGTTATAATAGATGCTTTACCACTAACAATGTTCCACGTTTCGCTTCTGTGATTATGTTTCTGCATACTCAACGCACTATGCGGAGCAATCACAAGTTCTTTAACTTTAAAATCTTCACCATCATATAAATTGCGATAATAACCCCATCCCCGCTCAACCTTTGGTGCTTCCCAATCTTTAAGAATCCAACTGCTTGAGTTCTTTTTATCTGTACCACCTACACCATATACAAACTCAATACTTTCATTGACTCCATATTCATCATATTCAGGTACATTGCCTTCTGGTCTATCGCCACCATTTACAAAGACAATTTCCTCATTAGGAAATCCAGCAAGTGTTTGAAAGATAGCATGACCAGCTGTATCATCAGTATCTTCAAAACCAATTACACATTGTACAACTTCTAATGCGGATATGATACTGGCTCTCTCATCCCAAGGCATAAATGCTTTACCTTTTTTACGAATAAGCCAATCATCTGTATTCAATCCAACAACGAGCATATCACCAAGTTTTTTTGCTTCTTGGAAATAAGCAATATGACCAGAGTGGAGAGGATCAAATCCGCCAGTGGCTAATACAATTTTCATTTCCTTTCTAGCTCAGTTAAACGGCTTTCAAGTTTAATGATTCTTGCTGTTAATTTAGGGTATTTGTTCTGTAAAGAAACTTCTTCTTTATCAAAAATATCAATCCCATACTTGTCATTTGCCCACCATGATATATCTATCCATTTCATCTCACACCACACACCTGCTTTTGTTTTTGAAAACCAAGAAACAGATGCTGCACCAAGCAAACTACTTGCTACACTACTCACTATCCAAAGCCACATATCTTTCTCCTACGGATTATTTTTAGATTTAGGAACATCAAACACAAAAGAGATACGTTCAATATTCCCAACATTAATTGCTTGATGTGGTTTTTTATTATCAAACCAAAAAAATGTTCCTGGTTGAATTGTGTGCCATTCACCCCCACACTCATAATCATATGTCCCTTGAAGATTTAAATGGTATCTATCTTTAGTAAGATAATACTTACCATCGTCTATATGCTGGGCGACAGTATGTCCAACCTTCAATTTAAAAAACGCAGCCCGAGCAGTCTTCTTGATTCGTTTGCTTTTTAGCCACTGTTTAATGTGGTTATACTTTATATATAATGCAGTACGTTCCAACCCCTCTGCATCTTTAGGATTTTCGTATTTTGTTTTTAATAATGCCATGACTAATGGCATAAATCCATACGGGTCTAAGTCTCCCCCAATGCCATTCATTCTACTCACAAAACCCCAATCATCTTCATTATCCTTAATTTGATTTATGATTGGTCCGATGTTTTCGTTATAAGAGATAAAGCGGAAGTTTGACATTATTTTGCACTCTCTACCATTTCACCATCATGAACTACATACATATGAACCGGACACATACTTGATTTGATATAAGCACGTCCGCCATCAATCATATTGCCATTCTCGAACTGCTTATAATCCCAACGATGAGAACTATATTGTAAATTACCATCGTCATCCTCAACTAATCC